CTTGGTTCTTGTGCACAGACGTTCCTAACGGCCTGAAGCACTTTGAGCGTATGGCCTTGACTACTGGCATGGACGGTGACTTTGATACAGGTAACGTTCGTTACAAAGCCCGTGAGCGTTACAGCTTTGGCTTCTCTGATCCATTGGGTGTCTTCGGTTCACCCGGTTCGACCTAATATTTCTTCGGAAATATTTGAAAAGGGGCCTTGTGCCCCTTTTTCTTTTGGTGTATATTGACTTCATTCCGGGCTTATCCGGTGCATTAGACAGTCCCGGCTGACGACATACAGACTGATGCACTTAACTTGTATGTAAGGACACATCATGGCAACCACCACGTTCTCCGGCCCAGTCGTATCTAACAACGGCTTTGATACCGGCACTTCTGCTTCTCCTCTTGCAGTAACTACAGCAGAAAACGTTAATGCTGCATTTGCTACAACTTCAGCCGCATCTGGCGACACACGTCTTAGCTACAACAAGCTGACCTTTACCTCTACAGGTTCAGGCGAAACTCTCCGTGCTTTTTCTGTTGTGACTGGCACTGCTGCTGCAACAGGTGGAACGATCAACGGCGCACACATTTCTTTAAGTGTTGACGGCGCATCAGCAACCATCTCCGGCGCAGCTAACGCACTTCGTGCTACTTTGGGCGGCTCTGATGCTACTCCCGGTGGTACTTTGGCTGTTCTTCAGTTGGATACAGATTACACAGTTAATGCTACGTTGCCCGCAAATGCTTCATTCATTCGCGTGACTGACAGTGGCGCAAACACAGGTGAGATTCCTTTGTTTATGAACATTGAAACAGCCCCTGCTGCTACGATTGCGCCTACAGCAACCAGCGTTACTACTGTAGCCAAAGCAATCAAAGTGATGATTGGCGGCACTGTGTACTACGTTCCTGCGTACTCGACCTTTGCATAATGCAGATCACCAAGGAATTCTTGGAGACTGAGATTCGTGACCTTGAGACTGAAGCACAGAAAGCTCAAACCTTTTTGATTCAGGCTCAAGCCACAATCCAAGCGTACAAGATGCTCATAAACAGGCTAGACGCACCGGAATTGGAGCAGCAAAATGACGATGCAATATGATGTAAAACAAGGGCACTTAAACCAAAGCGGTTTTTTTGTGCTTGGGCGCAACCGTGTAAAAGGCGTTTCTTTTTATGGTGGCGGCGGAACTTTATCTTTGTTTGATACAACCACAGCCCCAGTAACTTCAAGCGTATCTTATGGTCGTGTAGGCACATTAGTTACTGTAGCCAAAAATTCTCATGGCTTGTCAACTGGCGATGTTGTAGGTATTCACTTTGTTGCTGGTTCAGGCGGCGCTGCTACAGATGGTAACTACGTAATTACTAGAGTAAACGCAAACTCGTTTACTTTAGTAGACATTAATACTGGAGATATTACAGGTTCTCCCGCAGCGCTTTATGTCAGTGGCGCAAATCGTTGGTTAATGACATACGAAGCTCACGCAACAGACGAGTTCCAAAACGCTCCCATTATTCCCGGCGAAGGCGTGTTGGCGGTCAATGGGATTTATGCCTACATGAGCGCAATTGACGCGGCGCAAATTTATTATGGCTAAGTCTCCAGCATGGACTCGCAAAGAGGGCAAATCCGAGAAGGGTGGTTTGAACGCCAAGGGGCGGGCCTCGTACAACGCGGCCAACCCCGGGAAACCCGGATTGAAGCGGCCTCAACCCGAGGGCGGCTCACGGCGCGACTCCTTCTGTGCAAGGATGAGTGGCATGAAAAAGAAATTGACCAGCGAGAAGACAGCCAACGACCCAGATTCACGGATCAATAAGTCTTTGAGGGCGTGGAACTGTAAGGACGGGGGCTATGTAACTGCGGCTGATGGCTGCGCTACAAAAGGCAAGACAAAAGGGCGGATGGTATGACTCAGCATGACACAGCTAAAGCAGTTGCAGATGGCGCGGCAGTTTTAACAACTGTCGGCGTTATGGCTACGTGGCTTCCGCCTTTGGCGTCTCTGTTTACGATCATTTACCTCGGTCTTCGTATTTGGGAGTCTGACACGGTTCGTGAAATGACTAAACGCAAGAAGGCAGACAATGCCGTCGACGAGTAAGAAGCAACACAATTTCATGGCGGCGGTGGCTAACAACCCGTCGTTTGCTAAGAAAGTAGGAGTCCCACAGTCCGTGGGTAAAGAGTTTAACCAAGCGGACAAAAGCCGCAAATTTTCTAAAGGTGGTGATACTATGGCTTCCAAAATGAATGCGGGATTTATGGCAATGATAGCTAAGAAAAAAGCTGGAGCCAAAGCAGAAATGCCAGCTAAAAAGATGGCCGCTGGCGGCTCATTCCGCGCGTCTGCTAACGGTGTTGCTACAAAAGGCAAAACCAAAGCTACGCAAATTAAAATGAACAAGGGCGGCAAAGCCTGCTAAGGAGCTAATCATGGCAATTAAACCAGCAATTGTTACCAAAAAGCAGCTCGAGGAATCTGGCTTTGATAATCTGCGCGATTATTTAAACGCTAAGCGCGGTTTAACTCGCCGAGACGAGCAGAAGTTCATTGGCGATAAGCCTAAAATGGGTGCGTACGTACCGCGTGACTCTGATACTCGCAAGGGCGAGATCATGACATCTAAAAACGCCAAAGGCCGTGACAACTATGAGCGCAGTGGCCAGAAGTCAATGGATACTGAGCGTGAGCCAGAGGCGTTGGCGGCACCAAACAAGCCCGGCACTAACGTCCGCTATGAAAATACAGAAGTTTCCGACATGAGCATGAAGCATGGCGGTAAAGTCAAAGGCTATGCTTCTGGCGGTTCTGCTTCTTCTCGCGCTGACGGTATTGCCACTAAAGGCAAGACCCGTGGGAAGATGTGCTGAACCATGATGGCCAGCCGCGGTATGGGAGACATCTCCCCTTCTAAAATGCCCAAGGGTAAGAAGAAGGCCCGACGGGACGACACCGACTTCACGCAATACGCTGAAGGCGGTAAAGTGAATGCGGCGGGCAATTACACGAAACCTAGTCTGCGCAAGCGGATTGTGTCTCAGGTAAAAGCCGCAGCTACACAAGGTACGGGCGCAGGTCAGTGGTCAGCACGTAAAGCTCAGCTTGTTGCCAAGAAGTACAAGGCGGCAGGCGGGGGTTACCGAGATTGAAAGCGCCCCAAAAATCATTGAAGGATTGGGGCGACCAAAAATGGAGAACCAAAAGTGGTAAAAAATCTTCTGACACTGGTGAAAGATACCTTCCAAGTGCTGCGATCAAAAGTCTCAGCCCTGCTGAGTACGCTGCGACAACGCGTGCGAAACGTGCTGGCAAAAAAGCCGGAAAACAATTCGTAGCCCAACCAAAGAATATTGCAAAGAAAACTGCGGGGTTTAGATAGTGAAAAAACGTAAGTTTAAAGATGGCGGGGGAACTGCTGAAGAAAAACTGGGCAAGTACATAGATGTTCGTTCAGAAGTTGTTCCAGTTAGAAGCGCAATGTCTAACTCGGCAATGCATCGGGCAAAGAGTAAGCTCCCAGCCGCTTCTCGTGCAGCGCGTCTTGCCGAAGGCAACGAGCCTATGGAAAATTCTATGGCGGATTACGCAGGCGCGGAACTTGAGCAGGGTGAAAATTTGCGCGAATTGGCAAAACAAAACATTGCTGCGGAGCGTCAAAAAATAAGCGAGCTTGCAGATCAATACAAGCGCGAGACTCGTGGCAAAAAAGACGAGAGTTTGCGTGGCAAAATTCGTGAAGCTACAGGCAAGAAAGCCGGCGGTACTATTCGCTCAGCCTCCAGCCGTGCCGATGGCATTGCCACTAAGGGTAAAACCCGTGGAAAGATTTGCTAAATGACTACTTCAGGAACCGCAGCGTTTAACCTTGACCTCACTGAGTTGGTTGAGGAAGCGTTTGAACGCGCTGGTTCGGAGTTGCGTACGGGTTACGACTTGCGTACAGCACGTCGTTCATTAAACTTGATGTTTGCTGATTGGGCAAACCGTGGTGTCAACATGTGGACGTTTGAGCAGGGGACAATTAACCTGACTCCGGGTTTAAACAACTACGCACTGCCCGTAGATACAGTGGATCTACTTGAGCATGTCATTCGCACGGGCGCGGGTAGCGCATCCACACAAGCTGATTTGACCATCACGCGTATCAGTGTTTCTACCTATGCCACGATCCCCAACAAACTGCAACAAGCCCGACCGATTCAGGTGTGGTATCAGCGTTTGGATGGCCAAACTTCCTCTATTGGCACTACGCTTAACGGCGGTATCAGTGCCACAGATACGACAATCACACTAACTTCAGCGGCTGGACTACCCGCTACAGGGTTTTTGTATATTGACGGGGTTGTTAAAGAGACTATTCAGTACGGCTACATCTCTGGCAACGTGCTTAACAACTGTTTCCGTGGGCAGAACGGCACAACTGCCGCAGCACACTTAACGGGCGTGTCTGTATACACGCAGAATCTCCCCTCTGTGACTCTCTGGCCAACCCCAGACAACAGCGCAACGTATCAGTTTGTTTACTGGCGCATGCGCCGTATTGATGATGCTGGCGGTGGTGTACGCACGATGGACGTACCTTTCCGTTTCCTGCCCTGTATGGTAGCGGGTCTTGCCTATTACTTGGCTCTTAAGATTGAGAATGGCGCTGAACGCCTGCCTGTCTTAAAACAACAGTACGATGAAGCTTGGCAGTTGGCTTCTGACGAAGATCGTGAAAAGGCGTCGGTTCGTTTTGTTCCGAGGCAAATGTTTATTGGTAGCGGTACGTAAATGGGCAATCGGTTTGCTTCTGGTAAGAACAGTATCGCCATGTGCGATAGGTGCGGCCAACAGTTCAAATTAACGGCGCTTCGCAAAGAGATTCAGAAGACAAAGATTTATAATCTGCTTGTGTGTGATGTGTGTTTTGATCCCGATCAACCACAGTTGTTGTTGGGTATGTACCCAGTGGATGATCCGCAGGCTGTGCGTAACCCGCGCAAGGACACAACGTACGTTACGGCAGGCACAAACGCTAGTGGCAATTTGACTGGTGGTTCGCGGGATGTTCAGTGGGGGTGGAACCCTGTTGGTGGGTCAAGTAATTTTGATGTCGCTCTGACGCCAAACTACTTGGTGGCAACGACGTTTGTTGGTACAGTTACAGTAACAGTTACTTAGGAGTTAGTTATGAAAGACATGACACAAGACAAGAAGATGGTGAAGTCCGCCATCGGTAAGCACGAGAAGAATATGCACCCCGGCAAAAAGCCCACAAAGCTTGCCAAAGGTGGTAAGACCAATGAGATGATGCTTCAGTATGGCCGCGGTATGGCCAAAGTTAAAAATCAGGGGAAATGACATGGCCAAGATTAACAATCTACCCGCTTCTGCATACGCTAAGCCCCACACCATGAGTGGCGCGCCTGTTGTTGCGTCTACAAACCCCGGCAGCCCCCCAAACCGCAGTAAGGCCGATACTATCAACATGTCTATTGGCAACATCAGCAAGGCTGCTGGTAACGAAACCGTTAAAACAACCGGTATTGTCACCCGTGGTAACGGCGCGGCGACCAAGGGAACTATGGCCCGAGGCCCAATGGCATGAATTACACGCAACTCAGCAACGCAATCCAAGCGTACACGGAGAACACGGAAGCAGATTTCGTGGCTAATATCCCTGTGTTCGTTCAGCAAGCTGAAGAGCGTATATTCAACTCGGTGCAGTTTCCGTCTTTGCGCAGTAACGTGACGGGGTCAATGACTACAAACAATAAGTACCTACAGTGCCCCACGGACTTTTTGGCGGTGTATTCATTGGCGGTTATTAACGCCAGTGGCGAGTACGAGTACTTGTTAAACAAGGATGTTAACTTCATCCGGCAGGCGTACCCACAGCCCACGGACACGGGTATCCCTAAGTACTACGCATTGTTTGGCCCACGTTCAGATAATCCGGCAGAGTTGACTTTTATCCTTGGCCCTACGCCAGATGCTGGGTACAGTTCTGAGCTTCATTATTTCTTTTACCCACCTTCAATTGTGCAAAGTCCTGTGGCTACATTAGGAGCTGTTACGGGCGGTAGCGCATACACAGCCGGTACATACTTTGATGTGCCTTTGACTGGCGGTACTGGAAGCGGGGCATTGGCTACTATTACTGTTTCAGGTGGTGCAGTAACAGCCGTAACTATTACAGATGGTGGCTTGCAGTATGGAGTCGCAAACACGCTGTCTGCTGCAGCAGCCAATATTGGTGGGACAGGTTCTGGTTTTTCCGTTCCTGTTGCTTCGGTAACTAACTCAGGCGGTACGTCTTGGTTAGGCGATAACTTTGACCCTGTACTTTTGTACGCATCTTTGGTTGAGGCTTACACCTACATGAAGGGTGAGCCGGACATGATGCAGTTATACAACGGCAAGTTCATGGAAGCTCTTGCGTTGGCCAAGCGTTTGGGTGATGGTATGGAGCGTCAAGACGCTTATCGTTCTGGTCAGTTCCGTCAGAAGGTAACTTGATATGTCAATTATCCAGACCCAAACCACCAGCTTTAAGGCGCAGTTGTATCAAGGTATTCACGACCTCACAACCGATGTCATCAAGATTGCTTTGTACACGGCTAATGCTAACTTGAACGAAGACACAACGGCTTATTCAGTTGGTCTGGCTGGACAAGTAGCCAACACGGGCACTTACGTCGCTGGTGGGGCACAGTTAACTCCGATCACGGTATCGTCTTCTGGGTACACAGCTTTTGTAGGCTTCCCAAACATCTCATGGACAGGCGCAATCACCGCAAGATGTGCGTTGATTTACAACGATACGGTTGCCGGTAAGCCATCCATAGCTGTTCTGGACTTCGGTTCTGACAAGACATCTGTTGGTACATTTACAATCACAATGCCAGCAAACACCGCTACGGCGGCTCTTATTCGTTCTTCTAACTAGGAGTCATCATGACTATTGAAAAAATTAAAGCCACTGACGTTGTTTCTAGTGGTCTGACTTGTAACACCAAAGCCGGTGAAGCTGCACAAGCTGCAGGCGTATACCACGTTGAGTGCCACGACAAAGATGGCAACTTGAAGTGGGCTACTGAGTCTAAGAACTTGGTGGTTACCGCGGGCCTTCAGTACATGGCGGGTACTGCTTTAGATGGAACAACAACCCGAGTCACCACTTGGTATTTGGGTTTAATTACTGGCCCCGGCTCTGGCACTACGATTATTGCTGCCAATACTATGTCTTCTCACGCTGGTTGGACAGAGTATGTTAACTACAGCAATGCAAACCGTGTGACGGCTACTCTTGCAGTGGCTACAACCGCTACCCCTTCTGTAGTGACTAACACCGCTTCTCCAGCAGTGTTTAACATTAACGGCGCAGGAGGCACCGTTGCTGGCGCGTTCTTGACCAGTGCTAATGACAAAAGTGGCACAACAGGTACTTTATTTTCTGCTGCTGACTTTGGTGGCGCGGGTGACCGTACTGTGGTTGACGGTGATACTTTGTCTGTGACATACACATTTAGCTTGAACGTTTAATATGTCAGCATGGGGCGGCGGCACTTGGGGTGAAGGCGGTTGGGGCTTTACGGCCTTTGACAGCACTGTTACCGAAACCGCCGCAGGCACTGATGCAGTAACGGCGCTACTAAGTGTAGCGGCCACAGTCAGTGAGACAGGAACTGGATCAGACGACGTAACGTCGTTGGGTGTGTTGAATGCGGTAGTTGCAGAGACTGGGACTGCGTCGGACTCCATACTTACAGGGCACGTAGTTCTGTCTCAGCTTAATGAGACGGCTACAGGAAGTGATGTAGTAAGTGCAACGCCAACGTACCCTGCAACGATAACTGAGACTGGTACGGGGTCAGATGCGGTAGTTAGCACGCCTATTTATGCGGCGTCTATAAGTGAGAGTTCAACGGGTACGGACAGCGTAACCTCTAGTTTCTTATTCTTTGGGGACATACAGGAATCGGCAACGGGGTCAGATGCGGTAGTAAGTAGTTTGTCGGTCAGTGCGGCAGTTACAGAAAGTGCAACGGGAACAGAAACAGTTACGGCAAGTGCAAGTATTAATGCGGTAGTAACAGAGAACGCGACGAGCGCGGAAACTTTAGCGGCAGCGGCGGCTTTTATTTCAGCTATTACGGAATCCGCAACGGGAACAGATTCAATAGCAGCACGGCCTTTCTGGGAAGTAATAGATGACACACAGACCGCAAACTGGCAAAATATCGGTAACACGCAAACGGCAGGTTGGACTGCTGTTGCAACGACTTAGGGGCTTTAAATGACAACAGCGTATTCAACCAACTTAGAACTTGCACTGCCGGTACAGGGTGAGTTATCTGGTGTATGGGGCAACACCGTCAATAACGCTATTACGGAGTATCTTGACATAGCTATTGCTGGTAGTCAGATTATTAGCGGTAGCCAGACTGCGGTCACGCTTGCAAACACAAACGGCAGTGATACAGTCACCAATATTGCACAGGCTGGCAGTGGCGCTACGGGAACAGCGCAGTATCAGATTATTCGTTGTACAGGTAACCCCGCAAGTCTGTTGACAATCACAATTAGCGATTCACTTACTGCTGGGTACAGCAAGACATTCATTATCATCAACGCTACGTCTACAAGCCAGTCAGTAAAGATTGTTGGTAGCGGCCCCACTACAGGAATTACAGTTGCTTCTGGTGACAAGGCGCTGGTAGCGTGGAATGGTTCTGACTTCGTGCGCGTAGGCGCATCGGCTGGCGGCTCTGATACACAGGTTCAATTCAACAGCGGTGGTAACTTGGCGGGCTCCGCCAACATGACCTTTAACGGCACAACACTGTCTGCGGCAGCTTTCTCCGGCCCTCTGAACGGCACAGTTGGTGCGACGACACCAAGCACAGTTGTGGCTACACAGGTTAACGTCACAGCCCAAGGCGATGTTCGCTTTGAAGATACAACAGGTGGTCAGTACGTAGCGCTGCAAGCCCCCGGCACAGTGGCGACAAACGTAACATTCACACTACCCGGTGCAGATGGTTCAGCTAATCAACTGCTTGCTACAAATGGTTCTGGGGTATTAAGTTTTGCAACTGTATCAAGCCCGGCTTATGCAAGCGGTGCGTTGATTGTTAATACAACCACAGTGGGAGAGAACTATACTGTACCCACAGGCTCTAACGCTTTCTCGGTTGGGCCAATCACAATTTCCAGCGGCTTTGCTATTACTGTTTCTTCCGGCCAGCGCTGGGTTGTTTTATAAGGAAATACCATGAGTACGATTTCAGCAGGAACAACATCAGGCACGGCGCTAGTAAGCACTGGGGATACCACAGGCGCTCTGGTATTTAAAACAGGGTCTGGTGCAACAACCGCTATGACAATTGGCGCGGATCAAAGTGTCACGTTTACGGGCACTGTTACCGGTGTTCCCGGTGCAACTTTTAATGAGTTCACTTCTACAGGCACTTGGACTAAGCCATCTGGCGCAACTTTTGTAATGGTTGAATGTATTGGCGGTGGCGGTGGAGCCGGTTCTGGTCGCAGAAGCACTTCAGATAAAGGGGGCGGCGGCGGTGGTGGCGGTGGCTCGTATGCGTATCGGTTATTTAAAGCGTCTGATTTAACAAGCACGGTGACTGTAACGGTTGCCGCTGGTGGCACAGGGGGCGCGGCGCAAACTGTCGATGGTAATAGTGGTAATGCTGGAACTAGCGGGGGTGATACTACATTTGGTTCGTACTTATCAGCTTTTGGTGGACAGTTTGGTAATGGTGGTGCAACTACAACTTCTTTTGGCGGTCTTGGTGCTGGTGTTATGGGTACTTCAGGCCAACCACTTTCACGAGACGGCTCAAACGCCCCAATATATGGTCAGTTTGGTGGCGGTATTGCTGGCTCTGCGGGGTTAACAGGTAACCCTTCTGGATTTGGTGGCGGCTCTGGCGGTGGCGGTATTGATACGTCTAGTCGCCCGGGCGGTTCTTCTTACCAAGGAGGCGCAGGTGGTGGTTCTGGTGGGGGCGGTGGCGGTGGAACTCCTCAAAATGGTGGCGAGGGTGGTTCAAATACTGGAAACACTGCTGGTGGTGGCGCGGCTGGTGCGGCTGCAGTATCGTCTACAAGCGCGGGAAGCGCGGGTGGTGCTGGTGCTTTCCGTCAAGGTGGCGGCGGTGGCGGTAGTGGTGGCAGTACATCTGGTGTGGGGGGCGCTGGCGGTGCGGGTGGTACTGGTGCTGGTGGCGGCGGTGGCGGCGCGGCAAATGCTGGATCAAATTCAGGCGCTGGTGGCAATGGTGGCGATGGCTTGTGCCGTGTCTACACTTGGTAAGGAACAAACATGACGAACAGATTTGCAATTATTGAAAACGGCACAGTGGTCAATGTGGTTGTTGCCGATGCAGAAATCGCTTCTGCTAACGGTTGGATCGCATGCCCTGACGCTGGCCCCGGCTGGACTTACGCTGATGGCGTATTTACTGCACCTGTTGTGGTAGAACCCGTAGCGCCACCCGCACCAACCAAAGAAGAACTGCTTGCGCAACTTAATGCGCTGGCAGCCCAAATTCAAGCATTGGAGTAAATCATGCCAGTAGTAATCACAGGTAACAACACACCCACGGCGGGCGGCGTAGTTTACGGCGACGGCACAACCTATGCAACAACAACGGCTGGGACTTCTGGTCGGCCTATAGTTTCTGGTGGTGCTGGAGCGCCTACATTTCGCCCCTATACATTACCAGCCGCAGACGGTTCAGCAAATCAAATACTACAAACTGACGGAGCAGGCGCGTTGAGTTTTGCTACGCCTTCTACTGGCGCAATGGCACTATTGGCTACAGTCAACGCAACATCAGGAACGTATGTAACTTTTGATGGTTATTTTACGTCTGCATATGATGTTTATTTAATAACAGGCTCTAACATTTTTGTTGATGATACTTCTGTATCGGGAAATTTAAAAACGCAAATTGCTATTGCTTCAACTTATCAAACAACTGGAAATTATAGATATTCCTTAATTGAATCTGATTCTAACTCAACGTCAATTGTTGGTTCTTTTTCAACAACTTCTTCTCAATTAAATATGAATATAGTCAGGGATTTGTATCGGGGCATTGCATTTTCTTTTTATATTTATAACCCATTAACCACAAATGAATCAAAATCATTAACGTGGACACTTGTTGGACGAGATGGCTCGGCAGTGTTAAATCAAAATATTGGTGTAGGGTCATTTACAGGGTCATCAGCCGCGCTAACAGGTATTAGATTCTTTTGGGATGTTGGAACCTTTCAATCCGGCAAATTTCAACTTTACGGCTTGAAAAACAGTTAAGGAATAATCATGGCAAGATTTCACACAACAGCAGAAGGCAACATTCCGTTTACCGCCGAAGAAGAAGCACACAGAGATGCGGAAGAAGCACAGGCTCAAGCAAATAAAGTTGAAAGAGCCCTTACCAAATATCAACGCGACCGAGCCGCAGAATACCCAGCCATTGGCGATCAACTTGATGCGTTGTTCCACGCAGGTGTGTTCCCTGCTGACATGGCTGCAACTCTTCAAGCAGTCAAAAACAAATATCCAAAGGGGTAACACATGGCAACAATACTTAACGCGGATAACGTAACTGGTGGTGCGGTTGTCACGGCTGATGCTTCTGGCGTATTAACGCTTCAAGGTGCGGGTAACACTGGGGTTAGTATTAGCACAGCAGGTGTGCCTACGCTTACCACACCGGTACTGGGAACTCCAACATCTGGAACGCTAAGTGCTTGTACAGTGGATGGAACTGACGCTGTTGGTTTTAGGAACATCCCACAGAACAGTAAAAGCGCAGATTACACACTGGTTCTTGCTGATTCAGGCAAACACATCTTTCACCCAGTTGGTGACAACAACGCAAGGACATTCACAATCCCTGCCAACAGTTCTGTGGCCTACCCCCTCGGTACAGCACTTACATTTATCAACATGGCCGTGGCAAACGTCACGATTGCCATCACAACAGACACATTGGTTTTATCTTCCGCCGGTACAACAGGTTCACGAACTTTGGCGACAAACGGATCAGCAACCTGCATTAAGATCACCTCAACATCTTGGCTTATTAGCGGGAGTGGTTTGACATGAGTGGCGCACTACAGGCTGTATTCCAAAACCAAAGGTCGTTTGGCCCAGCGTTTATGGATGTGTCCACAACGGGCAGTCCTACCATTACAACTGATGGTGACTTTCAAGTAGTTAAATTTACTGGCTCTGGTGAATTTATTGTTAATTCGCTAGGTGGTGACCCAACGTATGGTGCGGCTGTTGATGTTTTAGCTGTTGCTGGCGGTGCTGGTGGTGGTAGAGAAATTGGAGGTGGTGGTGGTGCTGGTGGGTTGATTTATACAACGGGACAGGCTGTAACGGCAACAACTTACACAATTACTGTCGGAGGCGGCGGTGCTGCTGTGACCACTTCACAAAGAGGAAATAATGGTGATATTTCTATTGGAATTACTGGAACTACATTAGTCGGCGGTGGTGGTGGTGGAAATTATTCAATAGCCACCGCTGGAAAAACTGGTGGTTCTGGAGGCGGTGGGGGTGGTTCTGGCGGTAGTGGTGGCACAGGCACTTCTGGGCAAGGAAGAAATGGTGGCACAGGCACATATGACCCTAAACAAGGAAAGTATGCAGCAGCCGGTGGTGGCGGTGCTGGTGCAGTAGGGGGAAGTGCATCATCAATAACATCAGCAGGAAGTGGTGGCTCTGGTTCAAGTGTTTCAATTACTGGTTCCTCAGTAACTTATGCTGGTGGTGGTGGGGGTTGTACTGTTGGTACTCAAGGTTCTGGCGGTAGTGGTGGCGGGGGTTCTGGTGGTGTGGCATCAGCCACTTCTGGAACAGCAAACACAGGTGGTGGTGGGGGTGGTATTTACAACAATAGCACTGGCTCTGCTGGCGGGTCTGGTGTCGTAATCGTTCGTTATAAGTTTCAATAATGGCACACTTTGCACAACTAAACGAAGACAGCGTAGTGACGCAGGTCATTGTCGTTCACAACAACGAACTTCTTGTTGATGGTGTTGAACAAGAAGCCAAAGGCATTGCTTTTTGCCAAAGGTTGTTAGGTGGTCGCTGGATTCAAACAAGTTACAACGGCAACATTCGTAAAAACTATGCCGGAATTGATTACACCTACGATGCTCAAAGAGATGCGTTTATTGCACCTCAACCAGAAGGCGAAGGCTGGTTACTTGATGAGGCAACTTGCATCTGGCGCAATGCCGCACTTGAGGCAGAAGAAGCCGCAAGAGAAGCCGCACGACAACAGATTGATATAGGTACAACCCGTGTCTAGTCCTGTAACCGACCTTAAACTTGTTGACAATGTGTTTGTCAAGATGCACCAATTCTTAAACGTGGGTGATACCCATGACGGCCACGCCCATGTGTTCGACCACATTACTTTACTGGCGGCGGGTTCCGTGATAATGAAGCACGACAATGGTGAGCAAGACTTTACTGCCCCTCACTTAATCGTGACTCCCAAGGGTGTGGTGCATCAGTTTATTGCCAAAGAGCCAAATACAATCTTTTGTTGCATCCACGCTATTCGTGACGGCAGTACGGTAGATGACGTTGCGTCTCAAGACATTACGCCAGAACAGGCATTTGAGTTAATGACTCACTACCCTTTAACTCAGGGCTAGTATGCGAGACTGGGCTGTGGCATTTATTGCGGCGGCTCTCATAATTGCCTTTGTCATCTTTGGCACGTACATGATTGCATGGAGTTTGGTGTGATAAATGCGTTGGCTCATACTGTTACTGTTATTGGGGCTAGTTGGAGCCACAGCCAAGAACGGATGCCATGTGCGCGAGTTTTGGTCAATTGCTTGGACAATCCACAACCCGTCCGAGCGCCATCAACAGATGTCAATATGGTTAACAAACAATGTGCGGTTTTGCAGAAGCCAAGATTTAACAGTCATTTGGAACAACCTGTCCGAGTGGGCGGGCACAGCAGATTCAGCAGAACTCAGAACTAAAGTTATTCATGGATACAAAGATGCGCTTGAACGGGAGAAGAAATGATTGATGTACTAGAAATACTGCTTTGGTTAGCAGTGCCTATGAACTACATCTATTGGATCTTTATTCACAATGATTCCGCCGCTAAACAAATGGTATCCAATGGTTCAGCCGGGAGGCGAGCCGACTAAAACATATGCGCTTGAACGCAGGGCAGAGCGCTTACAAGAAGAATATGCACAAGCGCTAAAGATGAAGAAGGCAAAGGATAAAATTAACGATCTTGAGTTTGAGTTGTATGTAAAGAAGGCAGAACGCAACCAACTGAGACTTGAGATTTTTACCAACCGTAAGCTGGATATTTATGTATGACCAGAAAACCGATACCCAGACCCAAGAAAGTAGCGCCAGACACCAAGGACAAGCTGACGCTGTGGGTAACGCTTATGGTAAGCACCACCTTGTGCATCTCCGTATTGGCAATGGTGGTCAGCTTCATGTTAGGTTTGTGGGCCAAGGAAGTGGACAACGCCGAGATATTCAAAATGATTTCACCCGCTTTTTCTACTCTTATCGGCGGCATGATTGGGTTCCTGTCTGGTATCAAACTCATGCAAAATGAAGATAAATCTAAATCTTGTAAGGACTAAAAATGCTTTCACTTATATCCACCCTTGGCGGTCTGCTCATATCAGGCTTACCAAAGCTACTCGACTTCTTCCAGAACAAGGCAGACCAACGCCATGAGTTAGCCTTAGCGCAGATTCAAGTGCAGATGCAACTCCAGATGATGGCGCAGGGCTTTGCCGCCCAAGAGCGCATGGAAGAGATTCGCACCGACCAAATCGCTATGGAAACAGACGCACAGATGACCGTTGCCGCCTATGACCACGACAAGAAAGTTATGGATAACGCCAGCACTTGGGTGGTGAACTTTGTGGGTACTGTGCGTCCGATGGTTACTTACATCTTTGTGTTGGAGTTATGCGCTATCAATGCTTGGATGGCTTACTACATCTACACCCGTCCCGCTTTGGTTACAAGCATGGATGACTTGGTGCGTTTGACTGATATTCTGTTCAGCACTGACGAGATGGCAATGCTTGGAGGCATCATTGGTTTCTGGTTTGGCTCACGTAGCTGGAGCAAGAAATGAAACTGAGCGAAGCTAGCGCTAAGTTAATGCACCAGTGGGAGGGGTATCGCACTAAGCC